GGGAAAAAGAAGTGAAAAAATGGACTGATCTGGATTTCATCGTGGTCGATGGTGACAAGCGCGAAGAAGTCGAGTGGGAGGATGGCACGAAGCAAAAGCTGACAGGTCAAAAACTCCGCGAGGTGCAGTACCAACAGCATCTCTTCGGAACGGAAGTCACCATTATGAACTACGAGCTTTTCCTTCGTGACATTGACATGATACCAAATGTGAACAGCCGCTGGGTCGTGATGCTCGACGAAGCACACCGCATTAAGAATCCGAAAGCCCAGACGACGAAGAACCTGATCAAGAAACTTCGTCCTGCGGGTCGTAAAGTATTGGCAACCGGAACACCACTGGAAAACAATGTGCAAGAGCTGTGGAGTTTAGTGGACTTCTGCCGTCCGAACCTGCTGGGCAACTACTACAAGTTCCTTGACCGCTATGTTGAGCTCGACTACTTCAAAAATCCGGTGGCACCAAAGCCACAAATGATGGGCGAGCTGAAAACAAAGCTTGACCCGATTATGATCCGTGTAACGAAGCAGGAAGCCCTTCCTGAGCTTCCACCGCTGACCGTGCAGGAATATTGGGTACACAAGACCAAAGAGCAGGAGAAGCTGTACAAGGCGATTAAGGAAGGCATCATCCAGAACCTTGAGACACAGGAATTCAGCTATCTGGAAGTGATCGTGCAGATCACTCGCATGCAACAGCTTTTAGATTCCCCAGCACTCCTTCGTGAGCTGATGGGCGATCCTGAACTTCCGATCGACAGCGGTAAAATGGCTGAGCTTCCGAACATCATCAAGGACATTGATCCGACGCGCAATAAGTTCATTATCTTCTCCCAGTATCGTGAGATGACCGACATCATCCACAAATGGATGGTCGACGAAGCCATTCTTCCGAAGGACAGAATCGGGTATGTCAAAGGTGGTCTGAAGGCTTCGGAAACCGAGCGCATTCGTGCCGCGTTCCAAGAAGGCGATATGCAGTGTATCGTTATGACAACCGCGGGCAACTACGGGCTTGATCTGTACAACGCCAAGTATGTCATCTGCTTCGATCAGCTATTTAACCCGCAAAAGATGGAGCAAATCTACGCCCGCGCTCACCGCGGCGGCAACACGACAGGGGTCACAGCGATTAACTTGGTTACCCGTGACTCGTATGAAGAGCGCAAGCTGAAGGTGCTGGAAGCGAAGAAGGAAGTCTTCAGAGCCATGATTGATGCCGACGACGAGACCTTCGCCAAGCTCTTCACGAAACAAGACTTGCTAGATATGTTGTAGGGGGTGCTGACTATGAAAAAAGAGAACTGGTGGATAAACGACTATCTGGTAACAATCATGCTGAACGGCGAAGGGGTAAAATCCTTCGTCGTTCGGAGCAAGTCCAAGCAGGCGGCGATTACGAATGTGCTGGTAAACAAGTACAAAGACGACTTCGACCGTGTCGATGTGAAACAGCTCACCTTCCATACCAAACCGGAAGGACTGTGATACTATGAACGAGCGCAAAGATATGGGGGAGCTTCCGAAGGCGGAAGTTGTTCCCCCTACGCCTACAGGCAAGAAAGCCGTCGTCGTGCTCCAGATCGATATCCTTGTCGAAGTTGTCGAAAACGACAGCTACACCGACATGCTTGAGCAGGCAAAGGCAGAAGCACAGAAGCGGGTCAAGGAAGGGAAGGGGTTTCTGCCCTTCCGAAGCTCAGGAAAGACCATTTACGACGCCACAACTGTCGACTATCTACAGCAACGTTTGACGATTAATCCCACTAGGAGCTGGTAAAATGAGTTTTTCACCTAAGCACAAAGGCAGAATTACAGGTAATATTATGACGAGCCGCGCGTCTGGCGTAGGTTTTGGATCGTTCACATCGGCACCGTCCGGTGACCCTAGGGTACCGCGTACGGAAGAAGAGATAAAAGCACTGAACGGCGAATGCAAGACCGTTTTCCTCTCACAAGAAGAGATCGCCGCGGCATTTGAACGGGCTGACCGGAAGTACAGGCGAAAATAAAATTTGTTCAAAGTTGTTGACATACGTATAAAGTTGGTTTAGACTGAGTAACATAGATGCATGGAACAAACACGAAAGGAGCTGGCGAGATGACAGCCATTAGACGACCTAGGATACCTGACCACAGCCACGCACCCGATCGAATGCTAACCATGCAACAAGCTATGAAGTACCTGTCTGATAAAGGGATTCCTTGCCGAAGCAGAAGTACATTCTATCGAGTGATCAGTGATTTCAACATCGAGTACACCGACTTGAACCCCAGCGGTAGTAATAAAATACGCCGCTTCCCCCTGTCGGGGCTTCAAGTCTTCCTTAAATCGCAAGGGCTTGAACCGTGAGAACGGTTCAGCTTAGCGGAAGGCGGTTCATAAAACGAGCGAACCCGTACGGTGGGCAGTGCGGTCTGCTACATGACGATGCCTTTCGAAGCGAGGTCATGCAAGAAACGACGCCGCAGGACGACAGCTAGTTGATAAATCTGAAATCCAAAGTCGTCGGTGAGCATGAACCCCTTCCGCTAGGCTGAACAATGCACTACATAATTCAGACTAAGCACAAACTAAACTGCGTCCCAAGCGGACACGAAGGAGACTGATTCAGATGGCATTGAAGGCAAACAAACCCGTAGGTAACACAGCACCACAAGCAACACAGGCGGCAACGCAAACGGAACCGACTTCCGTACCCGCAGGCAATGTAGAGCAACACACACCAGCGGCTAACGCTCCAGCTGTACAGCAACAACGCGCGGTTGTTCCAGCTGGTGCACTGGCGAACCTGAACGCAGGCATCTTGGAAGGCATCGACGATCTGGGCGGCACTGGCAACTATGTTACGGTAGACGGTACGAACCTTCTGTACAAAGCGTCTAACGAAGAAGCCACGCACATCGACATGGTCATCCACTACGGCAAGCGCTTCTACCAATGGGTGGACGAAACTGATCCACAATCGAAAAAGTTCCACAACGCGGACACGAAGCTCGACAGCCGCTACAAGCTGAAGTTTGAAATCAAGTGGTACGAAGACCGCGGTGACGAAGAGCCGACAGAATTCACGCACACTTGTTCCACAACTTCCGCAATGAACTTCATCGAGTATGTAAAGGCGCTTGCCGCAAAAGGTCTTGGTGTTAACCAAGTGGTCACTCGTGTGACAGCTTCCCGCCAAGTATCCCAAGACGGTAAGAACCGCTACTCCCGTGCCGAGTTCGAAGCTTTCGATCTTGAACAGTACAACGAAGGTCAGCTGGCTACACTTGGAGTGAAAACGCCGAACGCCAAGCAAGGACTATAATCGTAAATCCCACTTCGGAAGACCCAGCAATGGGTCTTTCCGTGTTTCAAGACATGCGCTACAATGAAGTGGCTCCATGGTAGAGGAACAAGACAGCTCCAGCTGACGACGTTATGTGCAGAACGTACCGAAAGGACGCTTATGCTTCGGACGTCCGTACCCGAAAGGCTACGGAAGACCCTTAATGTGCTGGCGGCGAATCCTGAACCCTGTGTGGAAGCTACAAACTGGAGGAATCGACCGTGGCAAAGAATCGGAAGCCTGAAATCAACCTAGAAGACTTTAAGTATGTGGATGCGTACCACCAAAATCCACAGACGGGGCAACGCACGAAATGGGAGCGTAAAGACCTTACCACAAGCCAGCTTGATGATTTTCGTAACAAGTACAGCAATTACAATATGTTCTGCACCATCCAGCGGTACAAAAACAAGGTACGCCAAGAAGACGGCGAGATCATGTATGCACCGCTTTTTATTGATGTTGATTCTTCTCGTATGCTCGCCGCTGACTACGCCAAAGAGCCAGCCGCCGCAGGTCTCATCGAGCAGGGCTTTGTGCGAGCTTCTGATCTGGAGCCGTTTTTTCCGCAGAGCGCCGCAATCGCCCACCTTCGGAACTATGAAATGGGAATCCCGCTTTCGAAGGAAACCTGTGTATGGATCAATGAGCAGGTCGAACTGCATCCTGAGCTGAAGGAATTCGTCTGGCTGAAGAACCTAGAAACCAGCCGTGCCGACGTAGTCAAAATCATCCACTTCTTCACCGAGCGGTTTGCGCTTTCTGAAGACGAGATTCGAGTGTACTTCTCGGGCTCCAAAGGATTCCACATGCTGATCAACCCGATCGTGCTGGGCATTCGACCGGATAAGCATCTTCACCTTGTCTTCAAGCATGTCATGCTTTACTTGGAGTCCCAGCTGGGTCTGCAAAGCCTAGACCGCGTCGTATACGGAAAAGGTCGCATGCTTCGTCTGGTTAACTCCGTTCACGGTAAAAGCGGTAAGTTCAAAGTCGAGCTGACCCATGAGGAACTGACGGGCGACCTTCGGAAGGTGATTCACGAAATCGCCACAGCACCACGTCCAGATATGTACCCGCCTGAGCTATGCGAATACAGCGTGAATGAACTGGCTTCCGAATGGATGGAGCAAAAGGCTACTGAGTGGGCAGAATCTGAAAAGCTTCAAGCCGATCGGGTGACCTTGAAAGATGAAGTGCTGGCACAGATGGAAGGACTTCCGGTGTGCGTGCAGTTCATCCTAGAACGCGGCATCCTGAAGAATGGTGACCGGAATAAAGCGACGATGGCGCTGGCGTCCTACTATAAGGACATCGGAACGCCGATCGGAGATACGGAAGCCGAGCTGGTGAAATGGGCAGAAAAGATTCCGAAGTCCATGACCAGCTCCTCTTCATCGGAAACACGAGCCAGCACGATATCCTGCGTAAAGACGGTGTACCAAGACGACCGCTACCACTTTGGGTGCGCGTTTATCCGGTCGCTCCATGGTGAGCGTAAAGGCAAGGATATGGAAGCTGTGCCATGCGCAGGAAGAGCCTGCCCAGCTCATGAAGACCACGCCATCGATCAGGAACCCGCAGAAGGCATGCACCTATCGAAAACAGCGGACGCTGGCTACACAGGCAAGAAGGTCTCCTTCGACGCACTGGTATCGGGCAAAATGGATACGCCGT